TCATAATATTATGTAATCGTTGTCATAACTATCCTCCTGGACATACTCTCCATTATTTACAGAGTAATAATCGTTGTTGGATTGATTAATTGTTTGGTCTGTGCAAAATACTCTGTCTTTATAAATTACAGAGCTTCCATTTTTTACTTCCAACGTATAGAAATCTCCCTCCGTTAGCGTTCCAAAATCTGCTGTAAAAGTTGAGTAATTTCTGTCTGTTGAAGCTGTTGGAGTTATGCTTATATTTGATCCAGTGCTCTCACTTCTTAAATTTACAGTGATGCTACCAGTAATGTATTCTCTTGGAATTATCTTAAAAGATTTACTTCCACTTGTTCCAATTAACTTCATATTAATATATAAACAAAAAAGAAATATTTTGCATGAGAATTGCAAAAACACTGATATTTATGGAATTTATGTAATAAGTATTTTACATAATTTTGTAAGAAGGGTTTTTCGTCAGTTGAAAGAACTCGGTTTTTTAATAGACCTATATTACAGAGGGCATAACAACTCGTAAAACGCTTAAAATTGCCCTTAAATCAAATGAATAAAAAGCATAAAAAAAGGGTTACCAATTTGGTAACCCCTTGAATATACCCTTTAATTTGCTCTAAATTAAGCGTCTGGATCAATCTGCGTAGCATCCTCTTGCAAGTTGCTTACAAAGTATGGTGGAGCTACTTCTTGAGCTGTTGCAACTAAAGTAAACCCAGAAAGGTCACCCATTGCTGCACCGCTTACGATTGTACCACCTGTAATTTCTGCACCGTTCTTATGTCCGATTAACAGTTGATTTCCATTGTAATCTTCTACTACGTAATGAGCTCTACCAGCATTCAAAAGTTTGATTTGCTCTTGCGTTGCTACATCAAGGAAAGTAAAAGTAATATTTAAAGTTGTTTCATAAAAAGTCGTTCCATTCTCTCGTGAACTGTTCACTGCTGTTTCCAAAGAACTGTTACCTTTGATATCGAACTTAAAGAAATCTCCTCCAGTTGTCAAATCAATTGTTCCAGATGTATCAGAAAGAGCAGCAATCGTTGGGTCAAAGTCAAGAATGTAAATTGTCTTAAGACCTCCAACGCTATTCTTACAAGGTAATGAGCGACCGCTTGTTACTGCACATGCCATATTTTTAGTTTTTTAAAATAAAAAAGGGTAGGGATATTCCCCACCCCTCTTTTCTGTTAGTTATTAATTTAATTATGCAAGTGTATAAAGAGCGATGTCTCCACCGATACCATACTGAACACCAGCGGTTGCTCTCATTACTACTCTTACGTTTTGACTTCCATCAACGTCGCTCATGTCAATAACCTTAACTTCTTGAGAGTCTGACAACAAGCCAGTACCAAAGAATAAGTTTGACTTCTGTGCAGCAACCATGTGGTCTGCTGGCATTCCAGGAGCTCTAAAGATTTTGATTCCATCATAAAGCAAGTTGCTTAATGCTTGGTTGTTTCCTTTATTGTCATAACCATTAGCACCTACTCCTTGAGCAGCATAACCACCTAAGTGACGTAAGTATAATTGGTAAACATTGTTAGGAACATAGATGTGTAAATCTTCTTGGTATAAAACGCTGTTAGGAATAGCATCTACCAATTTACCTATCTCTCCAGCGACGTTCGCTGCTGTAAAAGAAGTTTCAGAAGTTACTGCATCATTAACATCTCCATCTGCTGCCAAAAGAACAGTGAATCCATCAAACTCTCCAGCGTTAGCATTTACTCCACCCCAGATGTTTTGCTCTGTTTTTTGAGCTACTTTCTCTGCAACGTGAGAGATTAAGAAGTCAGAAAATGATGGAGGAAGTTGGTCGAATGTAGAATACCCCATCTCGATTGCTTCCCAGTCAGAACGGAAATCTTTCTTACACAATTGTAAGTTTACTTGAAACTCCTCTGGTTGTAAGATTCTTTCTGTTAATGTAATTGTAGAAGTAGGATCAAAATCACAAGTAGCATCTTTTAAGATTGCATCAGTTGAAACTTTTTTGATTACTTCTTTAAACTTAACGTTTGGTTTGATTTCTACTCCACCATTGCTAAGTGTTTCTCCGCTCAATAAAGCTGCTGAAATGTATTTACCAGCAAACTCACCAGCGTAAGTTGTTGTAATTGATGTTGTTGTTGCCATTTAATTTATTGATTTATTTTGTTAATTACTCGGTCTAAAATTGTTGTTGGTCTTTTTGGAGCTAATCTGTTTAAATTCACAGAAGCTTTATTTTCTGGATTTGCTTTGATTGGCTCTGCTGCTGGCTCATTAAGTTCAGCTTGTACATCTTCTGGAACTTCGCTCAATTCAGTTCTTTCATGCTTTGCAAGTTCCTCTGTAATTAGATTCCCTAAATCTTCAGCACTCATTTCCTCCTTTGGCTCAAGCATTGCTTTGATTTCCTCAATCATTTCTTTTACCTCTGCAAGTTCCTCTTTAGTAGCGTATCCAAGCTCTTCTTCTTTTTCTTCAAGCTCTACTTCTTCTGAAGCTTCAACTTCTTCAACCTCTTCTTCTGTTGCTTCTGGAGTTTCCTCTTCTGCACCAGCTTCTTTGATTTCAGATATCAAACCCTCTTCTGCTACTACAAGCACTCTACCATCTTCAAGCTCATACTCTCCAATAGGTACAGCAACTTTCTCATCTTCTGTAACAATAAAAACTTCGTTACCAGATTCAAACGCTTCTGCTTCTAAAACAGCACCGTTTTCTAACGTCTGTTGTTCCAACTTAACCTCTGTTGATAAGTTAAGAACGTCTTTGATTTTCTCGATCATATCGTTCGTGTTCATATTAATATATAAGTGTTAAAAAATTAATTTGCATTTTTAAGCTTTTTTCTGGATGATAAACCACTCACTTCCATCACTCCAAACATATATCCCCTCGTATTCTTTGTTTATTTCATAATAGTCAGTTGAGCCATCTAAAGTATCACTCCCACTTGGTGTTAGATAAACTCTTGTATTTGTATTAAAACCTCCATTTGAAATAAATCGAATGGCTCTGTTAGTATTAGCAGAAGCACTTGGAAGATTTAAAGTCATATTTCCACTTGCACCACTCCAAGTTAATTTAATTAACATAGCTTGGTCAAATATTGAAGAACTTAAATTTATAGTTTGTCCTGCTTCAACAGTTAAATTATAAGGTACTAAAGTATTTTTTATTTTATTTACTGTTGTTTGTTTTGTTTCCCCATTTTGAACTGCTACTAAAATTTCAGTACCAACTAAAGCGGTTGCGTTGTTTAATTGTGTAATTTTTTTATCTGCCATTACAATATAATTTTACTGTTATTTTCTTGTAATATAAAACTCCTATCTTCTTGAAGCAAAAAATCTGCTGCTCTTGTTATGCTTCCAATACCTTGAGCTCTTAAGCTTCCATCACAACATTTAGTTGAATAAGTATTGTCCTCGCACAAACAAGCTCTTCTCTTTCCCTTTGGAGATGACTTTCCTGGAGTTATAAATTTTTTAAATCTTCTCATTTTATTGGAACACAGTTAGGTACTAATTTTCCGTTTTTCATTTTCATTCCATACTGTCTATATCCAGCTTGACAAGGAGCTTCAAGATCAATCAAATCCAATTCTTTTAATTTGCTAAGTGCCCAGCGTTTACCAGCTTTACCACCCCATAAAAGATAAGAGATTGTTCCACATGCTTTTGTATTTCCCTCATCGTAATACTCTTCAGCTCTTGAGAGATAAGAATACATACGCTTTATTGTTTGTACACTTATTGGCTTACCTTGAGCTAACTGTTGAGCTCTAACTTTCCCAACTTGAGTTGCACATTTATTATTTACTTTCTCATTAAGCTCCAGACCTCTCTTTGCATTATTTTTTACTCCACTTGGATAGTCAGAATAACTTTCAAGAATTGTTTTCTTTCCAGATTTTGTTCTCTTATCATTTTTGATGATAGCTTTTATCTCTTTCAATAAATATTCTGCTTCTGCTTCCTCAATCTCTGCAAGTTCTTTTTTCTTTTGCTCATCAGTCATGAAATCCCCAAGAGTTTGATCTTTTGGTCTTTCCATTTTATCTGCAAAGTATCCCTCAATTGAAAACCCTTTAACTTTTCCAGTCTTTACAAACTCCTCCCAGATCTTATCATTGTTTACTTTAACGCTTCCAACCCAAGTTCCTAAAGGCAAGTCCATTCCATACTTTACGCTCTTATCATGCACCTTATCTTCAACAATCCAACTCTCAACTAAAGAAAGTCCGTTTATTTGATATTGATGCTCAAGCGTTGAGTTATTTTGTTTCCCTTGCATGAG